CCCCCGCTGACACTGTCGGTGAGAGCGGTAACGACCCGATCCAGCCCATCACCCCCGGTGAGCACCCCCCACCGCCTGTGACCCAACCCCCGGTGGACGACCTGGGCCGGGGTGACGCCACCGGTGACGGGCTCGAAGACGAGTTGAAAGCGGACCTCGTGGACCTCGCCACCGCGATGCGCCTCCCCACCTCCGGGACGAAAGCTGACCTGATCGACCGGATCCGCGCTGACCGGGCCAACAGCCCCCAGTGACCGCCGGGCAGTACATCGACGTACCCGGTATCGCCCGGACCGTCCTCGACGGCGTCATCGCGCACTTCGCGGCGAGCTCCGTGGAACTCCCCGGCCGGCGGCTCATCGCACCCGGGGACACGAGAGCGATCGCGTGGGACTGCGAAGGTGTCCTCGTTACTTGCGGGGGCATCGTGTGGGGACAAGGTCCCGGCGCTGCCACCGGCACCGGACGCGCCACAGGTAACCCCGTGTCCGTGGGGGCTAGGTATGCCGTGTTCGGTGTTCAGATCGTTCGGTCCACCGCCGAAGTCGAGCACGACGGGACTGAACCACCCCCCACGGCGGACCTGACCAAGGCTGGGCTCGCGTTGATGGTCGATGCGGGGATGCTGTCCCAAGCGCTGGTCGAGTTATGCGGGAAAGGTGGGCCCCTGTCCCGCGCGGGGATGGCCACCGCCGGTGACGTTGTGTTCGTCGGCCCGTCGGGGATGTACGCCGCGTCGGAGGGGCACATCTCGGTGACCGCGTCCACGATCAAGGCAGGATGATCCGATGACCGTCCCCCACGCTGAGCTCCCCATCGACTACGCGGTGACCTGCCAAATATGCGCGAAAGTGGTCTGGCAAGGGTCGCACCTCGTAGAACAAGACGGTCTAGTCCTCCTCAACGCTTACGCCGACGTCGTGTGCCGTCGGGACAACTGCCCCCACAAAACCCCGAAGGCCACAAAATAATGACGAAAACGGACATCACCCGCAGGTTCGGGCGGTTAGGGCGAGAAGCTAGGGGCGACGCGCTCCAAACAGCGACGACGTTTGTCACCCAAGACGCGGGTACTACACCGAAGGTTTCCCCGCTGCTGTATTCAAGCTCAGTCATCACCATCGCGGTACCTGACGACGCAGTCCAATTGGTGCTGTCACCGTCAACGGATCTGCGGGTCAGTGAGGACCCCTCCATAGCCCACTACGACGTAGTCACCGCCGGGTCGAAAGAGGCGTTACCCGTGGTTTTAATGCAAACAGTTTACATCCAACGGGACACCGTTGACGGCACCTTATTTTTCCGGTTCGCGAGGGTGTGACAACAAATGTTCGGTGATATCCCCCGCCTCACCAGTCAGATAGTCCCGATAGTCCCGATCGTCACCACCGACGTGAACGGGGTGATCACCGGTGAGTTCACGTCGGCGATACCGGGAACGTTCGCTGCTGGCCCGAGCCAGAACTACCGGTCACCGACGACCCCGGAAGCCCGCAGCGTGATCAACGGGTTGCACCTGTTGACTCGGGAAGCGGGTAAAATCCTAAGCGAGGTGGTCACCAGTGACGCGGTGACCTTGCTGACCCCGAACGGGATGACCGTCACCACAGGCACGGACCAGGTGAGCCACCGCGGGTACGCGCTGGTCCGGTCGGAGACCACATACCCGTCGTCAGCGAATTACCGAGCGTGGGGCTGGTACCTAGTCGACCTCACGCAACCGGTGGGGTTGTTAGTGTCCGCGCCGCACCCCCGCACCGACGGTAACTCGGAAGTGTTGGCGTTGCGGTACACCCAGCGGGTCCCGGGTGTGTTGTTGGCGTGGTCCAGCGTCAACCGCAAAGCCCGTGATTGGTTGATCACGGAGGTGTCCACTGACCACACCGGTGGTACCTACACCCTGACGTTCCGGGGTCAGACGACGGTAGGGATCGCTCCCGGCGCGTCCACCACCACGATCCAAACCGCGATCGCGGCTATGTCCACGGTGGGATCGGGGTACGTCAACGTCACTGGGGATTCCGCGAACACGTCGCTGCATGCGTTCATCAACTTGGCGGGGTCGTTGTGGAACTCGGGTAGCCCCACCGACACGATCACCGCGAACCCCGCTGGGTTGACCGGGGGAACGTTCCTCACGTTGGATCATGACGCGGACGTAGCGCACAACGCGAACTCCGTGTTCAGCCGGTTGTGTGGGGAGTACTCCCGGTTCGGGGTGCCGCACCTGCAGCTCCACGGTTACGCCGACGTCAGCTCCGGGGTGCCGCGGGTGTTCTCCGCGGTGGTGTCCCGGGGCAGCTCGAACACCTCCGGGTTGGTCGAAGCCACCCGGACTGCCCTGGAGGCCGCTGGGTTCGACATAGCGACCCGGGATACTTACGACACCCAAGGTTTGTACATCAGTGGGGGCGCCACGGGCGGCAGTTTCACTTTGACTTGCGGGGGTCAAACCACCGCCGTGATCAGCTTCTCCGCGACCCCCACCACACTCGCGAGCAACACCCAGACCGCGTTGGAAGCGTTAAGTAGCGTCGCCGTGGGGAACGTTCGGGTCAGTGTGTCGACCAACGCGAATGGGTCCATCCCCACCCTCGTGATCACATTCCAGCGGGCCCTGTACCACGCTGGGTTGCAGGTCACAGTCGCGGTGAACAACCTCACCGGGGGAACTGCACCGACACCGGTGATGGTGACTGCGAATACCACTGGGCTGACCGCGCAGAGCAACACTCAAGGTGACGCTGCGGAACTTTACGGGGCCCCGTTCCTGCATATTGAGTTAGCGGCCACGGTCCGGGAAAGCGCGACCCTGTCAGCGGCGGTAGTTGATGCGTTAGTGGGGGCGAACCTCCCCGATCAAGGTCGGGGCGTGCCACTCCTCGCGGAGATTGGGCACAGCACCAGCCAAGCCCCCCTAGTCAGCGGTGCCAGCGCGACCACCGGTTCCACCCCGATCGCCGCCCGCGCTGACCATCGACATCCAGCGACTACGAACACCCCTAACCCGCTTGACCTAGTTACCCGGAACGCCGCGGACACTGGTTGGACAGCGGCGGCCCCTAACTCAGTGGCCGCGTCGATGACGAACGTGTTACACACTGAAGTGTTGACCACGGGGGAAGAAACGGTGCCCCTGGAGTTGGTTAGCTCAAGCGCGATTGGGGTGACGTCGGGATCGCTGCGGCTCACCTATTTCACAGCCCGTAAGTCAGAAACCACCACCGGGATCCGGGTGACCAGCGGGACCACCGCTGCGGGAGCGACTCCAACCCTGATCAGGGTTGGTCTGTTTTCGATCGACAGTTCAGGGAACGGAACCCTCGTTGCGGTTACTCCCAACGACACCACGTTATTCGCTACAGCGAGCACACCGTATACGAAGTCGTGGTCCACACCGTACGCAAAGGTCGCTGGTCAGCGGTATGCGTGGGGGATATTGATCGTCACCGCTGCCGCTACCCCCACGTTCCCGGGGTACAGCATCGCCGCCGCTCTGGACGTGGAGAGTGGATTATCCCCCCGCGGATCTGGTCGGTTGCTGAGCTTGACGGACATCCCATCGTCGTTCACGGCTGGTTCGGTGACAACGACAATCAACCGGTTCTACGGAGTGTTGGTGTGAGGATCCACGCGGACTACACCGGTGACAAGGTCAACACAACTGGGATCCGGAACGAGTTCCGCGCCCAAGACGGGCCCGTTGGCCGCGAGTTGGACCGGATGCAGCAGCTGGTCCTCGACCAGTCCCGCCGGCTGGTGCGGGTCCGGGCTGGGACGTTGATCGCGTCGATCCATGGGGAGTCGGGGATCGGGCCGCTGGGGCAGTACCGCGACGTCGTCGCCGGCGTCCCCGGCCTGACCACCTACCTGGGGTACGAACACGACGGGACCGACCCCCACATAATTTACCCGTCGCGGCGGAAGTTCCTCCGGTTCATTCAGAACGGGCAGGTCCGGTTCGCGCGGGTCGTGCACCACCCCGGCACTAAGGGCAGCTACTTCCTCACCAAAGCTCTCGACGTCCTGAAAT